CTACTTTATATGGTTTTCCCTCTGCATCAGGATGTTTTTTACCAACGGTTATTTTGGAATTATCAATCCAATTTAACTGATTACTACCTGGTGTAATTGGTTCAAGAAGAATAGAGGTTCCATCGGGTTTCACTAACGCCCAATTATTTGCTCGCATCTCCTCCCAACTTGTGCCAAGTTTTTTTAGAGCATTTTTTATGTTCTGTAAATTTTCATCTTGCTTTTTACGGAACTCTTCCTCCTTTTCATTTCTCTTGACTAGAGGATTTGCACCTAAAGGTTTTGTGTAACCTTGAATAGGTGCGTCACTGAATGCAGGAGTAGGTGCAAGTTCTTGTTGAGGATAAAGATATGGAAATTCTGCTGGGGGCAATTCAACTGGATCAGGTCTAAATCCAGGGTCGTAAAATTCTGGTTGAGCAGTAAAAGGTACTGCATCAGGGATGTCATCAACACCACCAATGGCATTGATTTGAACCTTTGTCAATTTTTCATCACCATCCCAAGAGAAATTAGGATAACCCTGGAACAATGCAGTCACAGAATTGGTTGGACCATTCTTTGCTGGCATCCATCCCATACTTTCTGTTCTAAGTTTTGATTTTTGACGTGCTGCTGCCTGGACCTTCTTATCAATTTGTGGATAGGCAGTCTTGGGCATTGCCTTTGCACTAGCAGGATCAAGTTTATTAAATCTCTTCGCTGCTCTGTCACCACTTGTTAATTCAGGGTGCATGTACTTAACCAACTTCGGAGGTGGTTCCATTGGGAACCCAGTTGGTGATGGTTTGCCATCATAGTAACCAGGGATTTTCTTAGCAATATCCTTTACAGACTTAAGTTTCTTCTTCTCTGCAATAACTTCCCCCTGTGGTTCATAATGAGCAACCATGGTTGTTTGTTTCTTCTTTGCTGTGGGTGGTCTATATCCTGGTCCTGGTGGTGCTTTCTTATCAGGATACTTATCTCTTGGCCATTGAATATTCGATGGATCTCCTGCACTTGAACCACCAGTGCCTCTTGGGTTTCCACCAGCAGCAATCTTTGTTCCATCTGCGCTGGCATATTCAAAACTATCAGGATCAAAGTCAGAGTCGTCATCTAGATCTGGTGGCGGACCTTTGTAATAATCATTATCAAATGCATCATCCTCGTCAGTATATGGCAGTCCTTGTGCAAGTGTTGTATCATCACGATCTGGATCCAACAATTCATCTGCAGGAGGTGTTGGCATATTGCCACCAGGTGGTTGTTGTTGCATCGGCATTGGTGCCGTTGGACCACCAGTCTGTTTCTCTAATCCCTTTTGCATCAGACCAGGTTCTCCTGCTGCCTGTTCCCAAGGAGTAATATCTCCAGTGTCAGCAATCTGTGTCTGAGTTCCACTGAAACCAAGTTGCTGCAGCATATACTTGTCGCCTGCCTTTAGCATTTCTTCTAGTTTCTTTCTCCTCTGTTTTGGAGAAAGACCTCTCATCGTAGGATCAGTTCTAATAAATGATGTTGCTTCTGGACTATCAAGAGAAACAAAAACATTCATTGGTGTCTTTCTCTTGAAGTTTAAATTACTAATTGCATAAGTGGTCGTTGTTTGACCCCTCAAATAAAACATATTACTTTCAATCCAATTAACAATATAATTCAGGTCCGCCATAGTCATTCCAATATTTTGTTCAGTAGATGGATCAATTGTATCTAATGGATATCTACTACCACTAACTGGTGCTGGAGCACCAGGAGAATTCATTTCAGATCCACTCCAGTAACTTGTTGAAGTATAATGCGACTGCAAGTCTGACCACAAGGAATATGCAAGAGTCGTCTTATCCAATTCTCCATATCCTTCACCCTGAATAGTGGAATAATTTAGGATGAACCAAGCCTTAGAGTCACTATAATCACCAAAAGATCTTTCATCCAATGTTCCTAGTGGATGCCAAGGAATTGGGAATCCCTGTAAGAAGGAAGTAGTTTCATTTCCTCCCAGGTTTGCATCAGTATAGAAATTAACTGCAACCTGTTTTCCAATAAGGTTTGCTGGGAATTTAAATTCAAATTGTGTGGAAGAATAAGTAGTTCTAGGAACTGTTCCCAAAGGACCACCATCTACTATCGCACCATTTTCATAAGAAAACCACCAAACACTTAAGTCTTTGTAAGGTTGTGATCCTCCATTGGTTCCCATGCCTTGGCCAGAACCATGACCTTTGCTATTACCAGCAATACATCTAAATGATAGAGTATCATTTTCAAGTGTCATTGGGTTTGTTGTCAGAAAATAATAATCTGCTGTTGCAGAATACCCACCCGTTTCTGTGACTGGTATGGAAATGTACAAAGTATCATCTCCACTAGAAAAACCAGGGAAAACATTACCTGGTTGATAATGATTGGTACTATATGTTTGATCAATTCCACTTTGATTTCCTGGAATAAATGTATCAGCAGGGAGAAATGAATCACCAGTACCCATACTAATAGTAGCGTTAATGTTTTCACCAGTAGCAGGAAGAGTGGTAAAGAACATTCCCTGTGAGGTCATACCTTCTTGAATATGATGTGCATTCACATCATTATGAAGTTCTTTTCTCCAAGTTCTTGGTTGAATGTTATCTTCTACTACTACTTCTTCTCTTGTAACCTCTTCAAGTACAGTTTCAAATTTAGTTCTAGATAGTTCAGATCTCCAGTCCATTGCTTCAGACTGTGCAATCTCTTGAATTTTATTTTGTCTCTTCTCTTCTTTCTTCTCTGCAAGTAATTGACGCTGATACTTTTCCTCGTGCATTTTTTTCACACGATTCATACTTATATGTTTTTTTGATCTACTAAATGCGTTCATCACACAACGTCTTTTAGTTATTTATTCTTTCAGTGCCATGTCCAAAATGGTATAGACATAATAACACACACCTACCATAAAGATACCAAGACCAATGATTACACTCCAGGTAGGATCATTATAATTTGCTTGCGTTTTTAAGATATGTAGCATGAGGAACTTAATCACCTGCTTTATTTACACGTCGTAATAAATAAAATTGTACAACTTATTAAGAATGCAATGAAGAAACTATTGCCGTTAGCTTCTTTATTATTCTTTGCAACTCCAGTTAGTGCAGCAGAAATCAATTCACGCATTGTAGATTCTGTGCAATTAACTGTTGATGGTCCTGCTATCCAATCGACGCGAATTGGATCAAGTTACTCAGTTTCAGGTAGCAACGTTAGTGTAACCACTTTAGGTGGTCTGACTGGAGCATCTGCAACTGCACCAGCAACGATTAGTGCAGGTTCATACGATATTGGCACAGACGAAGCAGCATTTACATTTTCAGAGACTGCCATTGTTGGTGATGTTCCCGTGACGACCCAACAGCAACTAAGTTCAGGTGGAAGAATCGACACGCCAAACATCTACGGAGACTCCATTACGAGTAATGGTGGTACTCCTGGTAGTCTTGCAGGCACTTTGTCTGCAACTAGTGTCCCGACTGTCACTGCAGGTGGATCGGGTACAACTGCCATCGGTCAGCGAACAATCGAATTGACTGTATTCAAATGAGACATCTCCTAGCAACCTTAGCGTTGCTAGGATTTTCTTTTCCTAGTTACGCTGCATCAGTCGTTCCTAATTTTACTAGAGGAACAGTGACATCGGAGACCGTCTCCACTCAAACGATTGTAGAATCAATCAGACAAATAGAATATACAACTGGAACATCTTATACGGTATCGGGAACTAACATCAACATTCCTGCCAACCCAGTACCAGGTGCCAACTATACAATGATCGACCCTGGCGCACCATTTCAGTTTAGTGAGACATTACTTGGTCCAGGAATTGCGACAGAAACATGGATAGAGCGAACCACAACAACCGATTCAGTAACAAATTCTATATCGGTCTTTACTCAATAATAGTTTCATTATGTGCTCCAGCATATGCGGAGTCCCCCAGTGTTAGTAACATTGCTGGGCCCTCTGCTGCTGCTACGGGTAACGTGACCAATCAAGCAGTGCAAGTATTACAGGGACCATTCGCTGTTAATACATTTGGTTCTGGTATCAGTTGTCAAAGTCCGACACTGAGTATCCAACCATTTGCTATGGGAAATAATAATTACAACTGGGATCCAGAATCACACCTAACAGGTAGTCGTAATCTGGGTATCTCTCTAGGATTTAATATTCCTCTTGATGGCAGTCTTACTTCTCTTTGTAAAGAAAGAGTTAGAGTTGCTATCGAAAGACAACAAGCAGAAGCAGACAAAGCAAGATTAGATTTTGAATTAGTGAGACTACTTAAATGTGGTGAAGCAATGAAAGCAGGAGTACGTTTTCATCCACAGAGCCCTTATGCAGGCATCTGTGCTGATGTCATTGTCATCCAACCACCTGCTCCTCCACAACCAGTTGCTGTAGTACAACCAGCGGCAGATGGAAATTAAACCTATTCGTATTCCTAGGAGTGTAATTAGAGAAATACCACCACCAGTTGTTCAATCACCAGAACTTGAAGTCCCTGTTGTGAGAGGTATTGCTCCACCTGCAGTCAATGTTCCTGATGTCATCATTGATTATCCAACCATTGATGTACCTACAAGGGAAGAGTTTGAAGGTGCTGTAACTCCACCAAGAGAAGAACAACCTGCACCAGAAGAACCTAACAGACCTGGTCTTCCTCCATCATTGCCAATTGAAACTCAACCATCAATTAATGTTGGTGGCGTTGATGTTCCTATTCCTGAACCAGGACCACTGGTTGCTGCTGGTTCTCTAGCAGTGGTAACTACTGCTGTCACCTTAGCATCTACGATTGCATTCACTCAACTGAAGAATGCTGCTGAACCTATGATTAAGAATGCACTTAAGAATGTGGGTGGCAAGAAGAAAAAAATTAAGATCAAACAAGTTAAACCTGTTCTACACTTTATACAAAATGAAGATGGCACCGCTGAAATCATTCAGTACAGTTCCAAGGGTATGTCGGTTGTTCAAGATAACATTGCCAACCTAGAGCAGTATCTTCGTGACCAGGTTGATATCAATTCTCTTTATGAATTTGATAATAAACTATTGATTGATGAAGACCTTACCAAATCATTTACCAAGGAAGGTCAGAAAAGATTTAAGAGACACATTGTTAAACCAAAAGCAATTGCGAAAAAGTTAGGGGCTAAGTTCTCCTTTTAATTCCAATTTAGTTTCTAGGATAAGTAATCTCATTTCAAGTTCTCTCACCCGATCAATAGTATCTTTAACTTCTTCGGGTGGTTTCCACTCATCAATCCAATTGTCATTCTCTTCAATCTCTTCCCAGTGTGATATTAATTGAGTTTCGATAGTATTAAGTCTTTCAATAACTCCGAAGTACGCCCAGGTGGAGACAGCAACTGCTCCAAGGATTGAGATTAGATTTGCTAAAGGGATTGCTACCTTACTTTCGGATGATACCGATACTGGTTGCTCACTCATAGTTCGTACTTCTCACCTTCAGAAGTTTTAAGAGTTATTGGATTGTGCTCGATGGTAATTGTCTGGTGTGGTTTTACCTCTGCTGCTTTTGCAATGAGTGCTTCTAGGTCGCCTTTAGAAACACCTGCATTGCCTCCTTTGTCTCCTCCTTTCTTTGCTGCCTGAACCCCGAAGGTAGCTAAGGTTCCAGTGAAGACTGATGCGATAAATGTTGGATCTAGTTTCTGTTCGGGGATTCCAAATGCTGGGGGTAGTTTAATGTATGCCAAGGTAAGAATACCACCAGACCAAACAAGGATACCCAGACGGACAAAAGTAGAGAGAATTGCAAGTTGTTCTTCCTTATCATCAACGCTCTCCTTAAGTTTTCCAAAGAACCCCTTCTTCTTTGGATCTTCAACTTTCTTTTCTTCTGCCATCTGAGAATACCATGAGAAGATTTTAATTATTTATTGTTTTCATCTTCTTCATGATGTGTTAAGTATTTGTCAAAGAGTTGTGATGCCTCTAAATTCTCTCCTTTTTTTGTTAAATCTTTAACTGCATCAAGGATCTTATCCCTGAATTCTTTAGAGAAATGTTCGTCGGTCATGCCTGATTTACTAAACATGAAATTTATTTATAAAAAAAGGAACTATGTCCCCTCATATACAGGAGACATAATTCCTTTGTCTGGACCATCACCATCGTCATGATCTTCAGGTGTGGTCAAAATGTATGCAATAACAAATCCAAATAACAGACCCATATAGGACTGCCAATTCATGATTCCTCACCACTCTGAGTCATCAATGCTCCTGCACCAAAGGCAAGGAACAGTGTTGCTGCTACTGCTAGGAATCCCATCACCAAATACCTGGAATGATTTGTCCTGTAGTTGCATACGAACCCATTGCTGCAATGATGCCGATCATTGCTGCCCAGCCGTTGAGTCTTTCGTTTTGTTCGTTGAATCCCATTTTCTTTTCTCCTTTAAATAAAATAAATTAGGCCAAGTATCGCGGACTATTTCCGCTAGTTTTTGAGGTGTTTCTGTTGTTATCACCGATACCTATCAGTAAAGTGCGTCTTCCTTATCTGTTTCAATTACACAATCCGACGTAGGATATGCAACACATGTGAGTACAAATCCCTCATCAATCTGATCATCATCAAGGAAAGATTGGTCAGATTGATCAACCGTTCCAGAGATAATCTTACCTGCACAGGATGAACAAGCACCAGCACGGCAGGAATAATTCATGTCAATCCCCTGTTCTTCAGCAGCATCAAGAATGTATTGATCATCCTCAACGGTGATGGTTTGTTCGGAGTCAGAAGTGCGAAGTGTAACGTTGAAAGTCATCAGTATGTTTCAGAAAGTTGTTCTACAGAATAGCACAGCAGTACGAAAAATGCAATGCTAGTGGCGGTAAATAATGCTGCGGTCATCAGAAGACGCCGAAGAAGAATTTACCAGTTGCAGCATAAGAAATGAAACCAGCAATGATGCCCATCATGGCAGCACGACCGTTGAGTTTCTCTGCTCTTTCGTTATGCGTTTCATATCCATAACGATCGACATACGTCTTATCGACATACATCTGTGGTTCGCGAGCAAATAAATTCTGGCGACCACCATCTTCAGTAGTTACAGTCATGGTTTAGTGTAAAGAACTGTTACAATTATATATAGTTTCTTTACATTTGTCAAATATCAGAAGACGAATTTGACCCCTGAAACGGTATAGGATGCGTCAAAATCTGTCAGAGAATGCACATGTTCAACGTATAAACGGATATCTCCATTGGTTTCGACACCAACAATGCCCGTAAGGTTGCCCATGTTATTCTGATCAGAGGGCAGAGCAAAAGACCCTCCAAGGTATGCCGTGAAGGGTGCAACAGGGAAAATATATTTTACTCCTGCATGATTGAATCCAGGACTATCAGATCCTGAAGCAGGAGAGGACAGGTGCTCTACGAAAAAACGAAGTCTTTCAACATCATATTCGCAACCAAGAGATCCATAGGGTTGAGCAAGTTCAACCCCATCTCCTGATCCAGCAGCAAGTCCTATGTAGCAATTAAGTGGGGTAAGTTTGCCACCAGCAACGACGACAAGGATACCCCCAATAGTTTCAATACCAATACCATCAAACATATAGAATTATGCAGATGATATTATTATAGCGACTGAAATGAAAAGTGCTATAT